AGTGAGCGACCGAAGTTGTTCTTCCATCTTCTGTGCAATACCAACCAGATGCAATCTTTTCGTCCATTAAAACAAGTTGATAGAACTTCTCAACATTAAAAACAATATCTGAGTCAATCCATAACTGGTAATCATACTTTAACTTACCATCCCAAGGTAACTGGTCAGGACCTCGAAGAACATTTGCACCAAGACACTTACATCGGGCAAAATTTACCATTGATGAATAATCTTGTGATATCTGAATACTTGCTCCTGATTGAACTAAGTCAAAACAGAGTGACACAAAGGACTTGAGAAAAGTATAAGAAACTCCTCGACCAGGTAGACAGAATACAACTGTCTTTCCTTTTATTATTTCTTTTGCCTTTGCGTAATCAAACTCTGGTACTGTTGCCTTTTTTGGTTTTGGGTTCTTTGCTTTTACTGTAAATCCTTTCGCCATAATATGTTGTAATTACACTTCTATTTTAATGCAATTTATCTATATTGTCAATAGGAGTGTTCAAATTCTTTATCGGTAGGGACTTCCGTAATTACTTCATATGTAATCCGTTCACCAAAGTAAGAACTATAGATTTTTCCGTAGATTATATTAAACTCATTTTCTGTTAAATTTTTAAACAAACATTGACCGTCAAAGTAAATGTGATAGGTGTTCATTCTTCCTCTTCGAGTATGTGGATTCCATCGAGATCAATATACCATTCAAGATTCAAACCTTCATACCAACCATATTCATTCATCATCCACTCAGGTATTGTGAGTTTGTATTCTCCTGTAAGTGGGTCTGTCGTGATCGGTTGGATTTGAGATTCAGAATCGTGTTTCATGTATGCTGTTCACTTCTTCCAGTATATAGTACATAGGTATTTTTTGCAAATCCTGTGTTAAGATTTTTACACACGAAAAAAAATCTGTACCCCCTGTGTAAATGAAGTGCGTTTTATATTTACAGGTCGATTTGGGTCGTTTATAGCTTAATGGTACCTAGCGGATTTAACATATAAAATTTAAAAAATAAAAAAAACCTGCCCGCAACGCACGAACAGGGTTTCAGTGAGTCTCAGGTGAGACAGGGATTAGTCCCTGTCGGTGTACTCACCCTCCACAACTCTGGTTCCGTTCAGAGCATACCAGACTAACTCAGCGTGTCCGAACTCTTGTGCCATATTATATAATAGGTCGTATTCATACTGATGAGGTAGCACCTCTTCTTGTATGTTTGTGTTTGGAACTTCAACGAATTTTGTAACTAACATAATTTAAATGTGAATGATTTATATACTTATTATAACGAATGGAATCGGGTTTGTATCACGTACGTTAGGGAATTGAAACAATACGTTACATATAAGAAGTCAACGGGTGGGGTCGATTCTTACAGTATTTTATGGACTTAACGCACCACCCGACTGAATCGGTTATAAAGTCAACCAGTTCATCTTCTTCCGTAACGTGCCAGACTCCTAAAGTGTTGTCTGTGATGAACTCCTGCTCCTGCTCTGTGATAGTGCCGAAAGAGTCCGTGAAGTCGAACTCTATTTTTTCAACAATAAATGATTGCATTAGGATTAAACTCCTAATGCGTATTTTGAACAGGGGTGGGGGTTGTCAGGTGTACAACCGAATGAAGCAAAAAATGCGTTCATCATACCAACATTAACTTCGGGGTCGTCAAAGTCAACTCCTGCTATGTGGTCTACTCCCCACTCTGCAACTTCGATTTGAAATGTTTCAAAATCTTCGCTTAAGAAAGCAACGTCGTAGAAAGATTCTTTTTCGTTGATTCTGTTGATTAGTCTTTGTGTTTTTGTCATAAGGGGTGAATGAAACTTATACTATTAATGATAAAGGATAAGGGGGTTAAAGTCAACCCCCAAATATTAAGACTTTATTAACTTATGTTGGTCAGCGGGTGTGAACCCTTCAACACCTAATTCTGCTAATAAGCATCTGTCGTATAATGAATTACAGATTTCTGTTAATTCATCGCTACTTGCTCCCTGTGTGGGGTCGTAGTCTGTCCAACCTGCTTGAGGTTCGTTAATGTCTGCAATTTCTACAACTTCATCAAATTTGTTGTATCTTGCGATTAAGGCATAATCCCCTTTTATGTAAAGGGGTTGTTTGTTGATTCCGTTCATCTTAGTGCCTATCTGAGATGTACCAAGTTCCCCCTGTTGGGTGGGGTAGTGGTTCAAAGTTTCTTAAAGACATTTCCTTAAGTACTGCTTGAACTACTGGGTCGTTGATTGCTGATTTGTTAGCAAGTACCCTTCCGTTGTAGATGGGTTGTAATTTGTCGTTGAACATAAGAGGTTTGTTTAACTACTTCTATTATAAAGGATAAGAGGGGGAATGAAACCCCCTGTGTGTGAATTGAAACAATTAGTAATATTCTACTGGTTGTTCAATTTCCTTGATTAATTCGTTCATTTCTTCAAGGTTTGCTTCTCCATAATCCGCACCATCTGGGGTTGAATAGAATCCGCACATTGCTTGCATTTCCCAAAGAAATTCTGTATAATCTTCACACGCTGAAGCAACATTATAAATGCTTGGTTCGTTGTTAATCCATAAGGCACAATTCCAAGTTGTCCAATCTGTCCAACCATTATATTTTACTGGTGTGTCCCAAAGGTTGAGTTTTGGTTGTACTGTTTGCATTTGATTAAGGGGTGTAATTACTTTTATTATAGTCTCTGGAAAGAGGATATCCAGTAGACTTAATAAAGATTTAATAATCTGTAACATTTAAAAATTGATTGGTTAAGGTATGCTCTAATGAATATGCCTCCTCCTCTCTTTGTGTGTCATCTCTTAACCCTCTCACGTTTTGGTCAACGTGAATTAATTCGTGTATAAGGGTTGTTATAAAATCCTTTTGTGTTAACTCATTATGGATTTCAATTTCGTTTTGGTCGTTGTTTTCTAATGTCCAACCAAAAACATTATCTTCGGTTAAGTCGGTAGGGATAACCTCAATATCAGTTATTGTAAGGTTTGGATATAATCCAGACATAAACTCAAAGATTTGATTTCCAAGAGTTGTATATCTTTGATTGGTGATAATAAACATTAGTTTAACCAGTTGATAAACTCATTATAAACTGTTGTATCAAGTTTAAAATCTTCTTGAAACAATTCGTTATATATTGGTCGTGCTGATGACCTTTTGCGTGTAGGATTAACAAAAAATATCTTAACTTCTTTTCCTGTTATCTTTTTAAAAAATGCAGGGTAATATGAAAATGCGTCTTTACCACACGCATTTTGACCCGCAAAGATTGCATATTCCACGTCGTCGGGAACTTCGGGGGATTGTTCTAATTCAATAAAATCCATTACTGCACGTTTCAAATAACAAGCGTCTAAATATGTTTTTGATTCAATCGCTTTGTCATTTTACCATTTTTGTAAACGTGCCAATCAACTTGCAAGTTTTTTAAACAGTGTCCGTTGACTTCTTCGGTTTTCTTATAATCGTTCTTTTTTGCGTCTAAATCTAATGCGTTACAGGTTCTTTTGATTAGATTCTCATATACAAGACCTGACCCGTTACGTGCCATTCCTCCACCAAATTCTTTGTGAAGTTTTGGAAGTTCGGTTATATCCTGATTGTATGATTCAATGATTGATAAAGTTTTCATTAGGGGGGTTAATTGCTTATAATTCATTATTACATATTTTTGAATAAAAAAACTGGGTAGTGTGCCACTTTATAAACTGTCCACTTTAGCTTGCATTGGCATATATGCTGAATTATAATAAAGGTATAAGTTAAAGAGGTGGGAGGTATCACCAAAAACGAAAAAGGTCGTCACCTCCCCTGCCTTCTTTTTTTAACAAAAAAAAGGAAAAAAATAAAGGTACAATCGTACCAAAGACTTTTTTCATGGGGGTTAGAGGCGATCCTGGTGGGAGTAGTTTTGTATCATATGATACAAAGCAGACACATAACGGGAAACCCCCTTAATTTTTTCCCGTTATGTTATTTCACTCATCTGCCTGTGACAGTTCCCACGCTGTCACATATATGGGTCTTACATATCGCTGAAATGCCCATAAGTGCTATATGCACCTATCGTCAAAGAGTTTCTGTGCTTGCTTTGTTATTGCAAGTCTTACTCCTTCTGACCTAACAAGTAATTCATCTAACTGCTTTTGAGTTAGTTTGTTATGTACTCTGAAGTTTTCTTCTGCCTCTACTAGGCAATCTTCAAGTATTGATTCGTGATGTAAAACTGACATAATTAAAAAGGGAATTAACTTTGTATATACTTATTATAATTGATAGAGTGATTAAGTCAACCACCCTTAACAATCTTTTAATATTCTGAAATCTCCCTTAAATAGGAATCGACCTCTGCGAATGTTAACCAACCTTTGATTGAGTCGTCAACGATGTGTCCGTTTGGATTGATTTCGGCAAGTTCGTATAATCCTTCGTCCCCGCCATATGAACCATCGTGGTTAGCAACAGATGCCCCCCAACCGTTAATAAAATGAAATTTTTCAATCTGTCCACCAGTACGGTAAAAAACTGCATAAGGTTTGAATGTGTTTAGTGCTTGAAATTTAACTGCTTTAGTCATAAGAGGAAATAACTTTGTATATACTTAATTATAATATGTCAAAGGGAACTGTAAAGTCCCCGTGTGACACTTTATAAACTGTCCTAGTAGTGGTTACAAAATACGTATCCGTCGTAGAATGTATAATCCCATGAGAGTCCATCTTCCCATGTTTCTGACCAATCGATCTTAATCCAACTTGGGAAATCTCTAGGTAATCCGTAACATTCATTTACGAAATTCTCCGTAAATTCTTCTTCGGTGTCATACTGTCCATAGTAAGCATCTTCAAGTCTTGAGATGTCATCTATGTCAAAGTCAGCATTTAGAAATGCGTCTACTGTCTCTTGATCATACTGATCAATCATTCTAAGATAATCTTCATAGTTCTCATAAAATGCTTTAGAACCGAAAATCTCTATAAATCCTTTCATGTCATCTTCGTCATGCCCATCTTCTAATAATTCTGTTAGAAGTTCCTGTGCATGCTCTTCGTCTGTGAAAGTTGTTGTTGGTGAAATTTCCATAGTTTAGGGGTAACTGATTTAAGTATAATATAAGGGGTCACGCATGGCAACCCCCAAATATTAAATTAATATAAAGAATAACCTACGACTTCTTCTCCGAACATTTCCGAAGCATCAACCGCATGGAATCCAGTTGTTAAAAGTCCGTCAATATATGATTCGTCATCATACTGATCGGGTAGGTCATCTTCTTCAACATCATAACCAATGTTGATCTCATCTTCAAGAATTAAATCTTTGTATTCGTCAATAGTCATTTTTGTAAGGGAAATTTGTTTACGTTTCTAATATAAACGAGGTTGCAACCTAATGCAACCCAGCTTGTGACACTTTATGAACTGGCACGTCTTCGCTTGATTTCTGCTTTTGCTAGTGCTAGTCTTTGGTTCTCTTCTTCCGTGTTGAGAAGTTCCATGATACTTAATGCCTTGATCATGTTACGTAACCCGTACGTCTCCATGTTACGTACGTAACCCGCCTGATTATAAGTGTCAATCATTTCATAACCTCATCAACTAGGTTATCATAAGTTTGAATATCCCATCCTTTTTGCTCTGGGACTTCCATTTCATATCCGAACATGACTAGTTGTTGTAGGTAGTCTAGTTGTCCGTCAGTTAGATTAAGTGTGTTCATGGGGGTGTGTGTATCTAGTTGTATTATAGCATGAATGTCTAGTCGAGATTGTTAAGAGATGCTTAAGTCTCGACTAGATTTTTTTGTGGGCGATGGTTAGGTACGCACTTGACTGTAACCACCATTAAGTTTGTTTAACTAGTATTACCTGCAAACACCCACTTTGACTAAATTTTCATTCCGTCAACGAATGGTTCTGCCATACCTAAGAAGTCAGATACGAACCACTGCCAGTTTTTTTGAAAGACACGTCTTTCGGGTGCAAACTCTTCAAGGATTGCATTTAATCTTGACTTGGTGGTTACTGTTTCCCAACCTGCACTTGAGATGTTGAAGTCATTCGATGCAGTATCAAACCACGCAATGCAGTTCCCGTGAAGTAAAACGTTAACTTCAGTTGTGATGCCATTTAAATCTTTGTAGCATTGAACTGTAGTGTTTGAACCTGACCAGTTCTTTCTTGAACGGATTGCCATGTTCATTTGCTCTTCAATCTTTCTCATAATTAAGGGGTTGAATGATTTACATGTTAATTATAGCGTTGGGGTTACGCAATGCAACCCCAAGTGGACACTTTGTAAACTGTCCTAATAGTATCCTGCAATCTCCATTCCTGGTTCATCATAGAAACAAGAGAATCCTAAATCAGGATACTTATCTCTTAACTCCTCCATAATTCCTTCGGGTGGACTCCACGCAGTAGAGAATGTAAGTTCCAGAACTTCATCATCATATTCTATGTCGAGTTCTGATACATCCCACTTTGTTCCCCAGTTCTCAATACACCAATGATACCATCTGTCGTCATTCTTTCCATCTGGAAAATTATAGGTTTCCCACATAACCTCTCCATCCTTACCCTTATGTTGTTCAAGGATAGGTAGTTCTCCCTTCTCATTGGGGATGTTCTTGAAATCAGGTATAGGAAGTATCTGATTAAAAGGGTCAGAATGTTTTTCAAAAATGTCATGAATTTCTTTGAGTTGTTCCACTTGGTCAGAATCTGCATAGACAGTGACTCGATTGTAGCACCAATTAGGCATAGGGGTTCTCCTTTTGTGTTATGTACTTATTATAATACATTCACGCACGAATGCACGAATGAGTAGACACTTTTTAAAGCGTCATACTCAGGATATCCATATACTGTTCATAAGAGTATAATACATCTCCGACCTGCACATCGTACGGGTACCAACCGTAGTACTTGTAATGGTCACGGACATAATCCTTAATCTCTTTTTTAACTTCGCTCATTTCCATTTAATTTTACCCTCATCGTTTAGAATGTCAAAACAGATTTCACATAAGCAATCCGCATATGGCGCTGCGTCTCTCCAATCGTAATCCTCCTCCAGCGGGGAATCCCAATAGTAGTAGCAATCAGGTTGGTAGTCCTGTATACAATGGTCATCATACAACTGATACTCCATTTTTTCACGGTACCCCTCATCGAAGTTCCCGCAACGGTCACACTTGGCACCCATTAGTCCACCTCTGGGTATGAGTAGAATAACTGATAGTAGAGGTCATTCATCAATCCAAACTCAAACGAAGTTGAAGCGTGGATATCAGTTTCGCCCTCATAACACTGAAGGATTTCTTCGTAGTTCATCAGCGGGGTATAACGTTTACATTCCTACTATACTCCCTCTAGACAAAAAAACAACCCGTAGTGGACACTTCATAAAGTGGCACATACGAGCTTGAATTATGGATGTAGCGGGTTTATAATGAGTGTATAACAAAAACAAGAGTCTGGGGTAGGACTGATAGAAAACCTTCGCCACTCCCCGAGCCTGAAAATAATATCTGTAACTTTCTGTAATATTTCGGGTCAATTCTACCACAATCCAGCTGCCCTGTCAACTTCAATTGTGCCACTTCAAGTTCTGTCCACTGGTCTTGGCGATAGCCGCTCCTGTACGCTAGAATGGATATACTCATCGGGGAAAAGACCAACTCTTTTCGCCCAATCGATGCTGTCCAATTTTAAATCATCCCAACACTCAATGTCTAGTGTGACCGTGTACACACGCTTGTGCATGATGTATCTCGAAGTGTATACATCTAGTATACATGAATCTAGTGCGTGTGTCAAGTATATGTGTATATGCACACATCTCGACTAGATGATATGATGATGTGGGTGTCTCGACTAGATTCTGATGTTCATACAATATATGAGATAATGAATGATGATGAGAGTCTCGACTAGACTTTATGAGAGTATCTCGACTAGAAAATCTTATCAGACCTCGACTAGACTTTATGTGTGGATTCCCAGAAATTTCCGCCCGTTGGGTTGACAAACCGCCCGTCTTATGGTACGCTCGCTTAGTCCACAACAACCTAGCACATTCCATACAGATTCTATACTCACTACCTACAGAATACTTACAGATTACAAAACGGAATAAATTACTGTTTTATATTTAAAAAACCTTTTTTTAATTAAATTTAAAGGTTTTCTGTATTCTCTGATACATTCTGTGAGTCTCGAAGTGCTTTTTACCTCCTGAGTGATTCTATACAGATTATAGCATCAAAAACAGTATAATGCTTGCAATTATATTGTAATACACACACGTTTATATCAGTTTTATATCACTTTCCTCTACAATCTTATTACCTGTCTCCGTCTTACTCTGAGACACTTAATAACCCTATAATTCTACACTCTACTTGGGGTGTTTGTACCTTCCACATTTACAACTCTTTCCCTTATACTTACTACACTTCCACAACTTACATTTCTTTTTCTTCGCCACTTATGACATCCCTTCAAAATATTATATAACTTCCCGAACAAACCATACAAAGGTATGTAGTCTTATGAAAAATTTGACCTCGCTAGCCCCTCGATAGACCACTCTATAAAATTCAGCGATTCTCTCTGATATGCGAGAGGGATAGACTAAGAAGTCTTATTGAATATCTGCGTATCTACCTTCTTGCGAGTGATACATCTGAACGTCTATATTATCTCTACGATTCTTGATATACTCTAATTGATGCCATTGAAAGTGATAGCATAATAAAAGAACGTGATTTTTTTTGTGTAAAGATGTTCTCTGTTGTTCAGTTGGCATATCATTGACACCAAGTTCAATTGTGATATAATGCTCTGTCTGGGGAAATCCTTTTTTCTTGGGTGTGTAATCACATTTAAAGTAAACCCATCCTTCGTGAACCATACCTAAGTCAGTAGTCCACTTAACATAATCATCGACTTGGGGTTCGTACATTAATCGGGTATTGCTCTTAAATCGTCTGGGTTAACACCTTCTGCTAATAAGTTTTCTAATACTTTCCTTGCTTCATCTTTTGTCAGTTTAATTGCTTTTTCATCTACCACACCCCATCCTGTAGTAAACTTTTGCTCAACTCTGTACTTGCGACTCATAATGTCTCCTTAAGTAAATTCGTGTAAGTAGTAATCATAAGAAACGTGATGTTTCTTTGCTTGGTTCTGATAGTACAATTGTTTATACTTGCGTGTAGATTCCCTGCGTAAGTAATTCATTTCCTCTACGTCTGCGTGTTGCATAAACGACTTAAAGGTAGTTATAAAGGTTTTGATTTCATCATCTGACATTGTATAACACCCTTGATTGCTGTATTATATATCAGTTCATACCTGACAGTAATTTGAGTGCTTGGTTCTCCTGTGCCTGATAGATTTTGTTCTCTATCTGCTCAATCATATACCTTTCGTGGTCATCATTGTATTCAAAGTCCTGTACGATAAACTTAAGAAACTCTAACTGTTCATTGTTAAATGTAAGTTTTTCCATTAGTCTGTTTCCTCCACTATTGACATAAATGTGTGGTCATAGGTATCATCACAAGTGTTGACCTCGCAAATATCATAATGTCCGAGTTCATACATACGTTTTGCTTCCTCTTCCGAGTCTGCTCTTATGGTTATATCACAATAACCAGTAAACTTTTCTTCAATGATAAATGTTTTCATTGTTATGCTCCTTGATAGTAGTTAATTGGTTCGGGTTGATTGTAATACCCTTTGTTCTCTGTGAGTTCTGGGTCATAGAGTCTCATTGAAAG